ATGGCGGTAAAAAGAGACAACGACACAAACAAATGGTATTACTACGGTTCTTACAGAGTAGGAAATGAAACCAAGCAATACAAAAAGCGTGGTTTTGACAGAAAACAAGATGCGATTAAAGCCGAAATTCTATTTAAAGAATCTTTGAAAAATCCTGGATCTAAAATGACACTGAACGATATGATAGACATCTACATGGAATTCTCAGAAAAAAGAATCAAAGAATCCACTTACAAAAATCATATTGTTATGTTCAAGGTGTGGAGAGATGCACTAGGCGATAAGCTATTGCAGAAAGTCACCACAAAAGACATCCAGGACGTCCTAGAAGAACTTCTAAGCAAGAATAAATTCTCATCAGTACATCAATATTACTTGCGCATACAAGCGGTCATGAACTACGCTAATAAGCACCAATACATTACTGATAATCCATGCAGCAGAGTGGATCTGAAAAAGAATCCAAACCTGCATAAAGAAGAAATGATGTATTGGACTGAAGAACAATTCAATAAATTTATCGACAACGTAGATTCAACAATATTCCATCTGTTGTTTACGAATCAATTCTACATGGGCACACGCATTGGAGAGGCTCTTGCACTTCAATGGAAAGATTTGGATTTTGAGAACAATACAATCACGATCAATAAGACATGGAATGACAAAATAAAAAAATGCACAACGCCAAAAACTCAAAACAGCTACAGACAAATTAGTATGCCACAGTTTTTGGCCGATGAATACAAGTCTTTAAAATCAAGGCTAGATGTTCCAGAAGACTCTTTCATTTACGGAATAGATGTTCCATTCAGTAGAGCAAAGGTCACAAACCAACTACAAAATAGTGTAAACTCATTAAATAAACGATTAAAAGACGAAGAAAAACTTCCAATGCTACGTATGCACGATTTAAGACACTCTAGCGCGTCATTTATGATAAACAATATGGTCACAAGGGGAAAGGTTAATTTCTCTGCCTATGACATCGCCAAGCGCTTAGGTGACGAATTAGACACAGTATTACGCATTTATGCACACTGGTTTCCGCAAGCCGACAAAGATATTGTTAATTTCATGGATAAAAACAAGAACACCTGGATGTAATAGTCCAGGTGTTTTTTCAAAGTAAAAAAAATAGGAAGATGTTGCTGGGCACCAACTTCCCGGAAAAAGTTTAACTTTTTTGTTCTTCGCAAACATTATACTCGGAAGCTTCTAAAAAATCAATAATTTTATTTACTGTTTTATAAATTGATACAAGAAGTAAATCAGTTTGAAAATATTCTTTATTTCTCAAAAAGCGCACTTTCATCAACTCATTTAATTTGCCATAAATACTTTCTCTCATTGCGTCACTCTTACATATAGACTCAAAAATAAATAATAACGCTATAAAATCATGTGTTACAGGATTTGCAAGTACTCTTTGTTTAGATTTTTTGTTCAAACCCTTAATTTTGCTGATTTTAAGTTGAAGGCTTTTAGTAGGAACCATTTTATTATTTTTAGATAAATGAGTATGCATGTATGGATGGCGAAGAGAATTAAGTAAACAGTTGTTATGTGCTGCTGCATTTCTTATAAATTTAGCAGACCAGAGCAAATCCTGAATGTTATTCACCTCAGAATCAGGATATTTCGAATAATAAAACTGAAACAACTTTATGAAATCTCCAAAAGTTAAAACTTCGACTATCGCCCATAGTGGCCACGCTGGATGATACTTACATATTAAATCTGCGCAAGCTGAATCACTTTTTTTGTTTTCAATATTTTGAATTATAAAAGGATATTTATTAAAAAAATCAGAAACTATGGCATAGCCATCTTCACTTTGATTATCCGTAAAATCGCGTATCAGTTTAGTTTTTAGCGCATGCTCAATTGAAAGTGACAATTCCATGATAAATTGTCGAACATGTGCGTCCAAAGTGGATAATTCCACTAGATACGCAAAATCAAGTTTCAAATAATTATCACATGTATTCATCAGTTGAAATGATTTTGCGTATGATTTTAATTTAAAATAATATGTTCTGTTTTTTAAAAAATCTTTTGCATCATCTTCAGACATTATGTTAAATTTGATACCTTTAGATTTCATATGTTGTATTTGATCATTAATTGTAATCTTATTTTTCATTTAATACCTCTTATTTCTTCAACGTGGCAGTACTGCCACCTTTAACTCTTTCGTATTCCATTTGTGTGACTGTATCCACTGTGTGCTGGCCTTTGTCGTCTAAAACACGATATATGTCCAAGAGATTTTTTTCGTTTGGGGAGAGATTCTGTGTGAATGTCTCTTTAACCATCGGAACATCATAGCCGATCAACCAAGCTTCATCAACGTGTAATGCTTTAGCAATTAGATAAATTCGGTCATGTTTCGGTTTGGCATATCCGCTCATATATTGAGATATAGACGATTTTGGAATACCAGTTTTATCACTAAGTTCTTTTGCACTCATTCTATTGTATTTTAATGCTTCAATAATTCTATCTTTAATTTCTGACATATTTATATACCTCACGATTTAATTATATTGAACAAAATTAAGTAAATCAACAATAAAGTTCAATAAAATTAAACAAACGTGTTGACAAAAGAGTTTAATAAAGTTAAACTTTAGTTGTCAAATGAAGGAGGTGTTAAAAATGAAGTTTGATTTTAACGCTTTAAAAGCTAAAATGATTGAGAAATATGGGAGTCAAAACCAATTTGCAGAAGCGTTTGGAACATCTGAAAATACAATGTCTCGAAAAATGCAAAGTAAAACGCCATTTTCACGAGATGATATCGTTAAAATATGCGATATGTTAAATATTCCGAAAGACCAAGTAGGATATTATTTTTTTACAGAAAAAGTTTAAAAATATTAAACTTATTTTAAAGAATACTACCAATAACTACCACAGAAAGGAGAATACATTATGGAAAACAAGGACTTTTGCGAATCACTTGATCCAATTGAAAGAGAATCATTTCTAGAGAAATTGAATGATTGTAATGACATTGAGTATTTAAAGAAGGTGATTGAAGTTTGTAGAAGCAAGGCAATTTATTTGGCATTAAAAAAAGAAGGCCTTATTTAACCTTCTAGGAATAAAGAATACTACCAACGACTATCACAGAAAGGAGGAAGACGCATGGCAAAAACATTATTAGGATACAAAGACGTAATGTCACTAGGAATCAACAAAGTAATGGCGTATCGAATGATTCATATGGTTCAGGAATCCGAGGAATACAAGAGTTCAAATGTATCTAAAGTCATTTGTGGTTCTAAGCAAGTTCCAATCAGTATGTTTACCAACGTTTTTCCTGAATTCAAAAAAGCATGTAAGGAGATGTGGGAATAAACCAATTTACATTGTGCAGCATCATAGAAAGGAGAAATTATATGAGAAAAGAAGAATTAGATACCTTGTTAAGTATGATTTCAAAATTGAAACCGCATGAATGGAATCAGATTGTGCATTATGTACAAAAAAAGTACTCTTCCAAACAGGCAAGTGTACCTATGCCAAGTATGGAAGAGTTGAGTGACTACTCTGCTAATCTCGATTTCCCTGGGCTTATGAAGTCACAATCTGAAGGAGAAATTTAAATGGAAGAAAATAAAGTAAAAGATCTTATTAACGCTTTAGATCTAGTGAACGAACAAATGGTACAGAAAAAAGAAATAAGCACAATATCTGTTGCCGTCGAGCTTGAGGGTTTGGATCAGATAAACGAGGAACTTGACAAAGTGCTTAACAAATTAGAAAAAGCCAACTCATTGGCAGATGAATTGGCTTCAAAATTAAAAAATGAATTGGATATTGACTGCAGCAAGGTAGCTAATCTTGTTTCTAAGACTATTCATGGTAAGTCTTCAGAAGCAAGAATTGATCCAGATGAATTAAAGGTACTTGCTAAACCTTTGCAAGAGTACTTAACAAGTCACTTTAATCCTATGTGTTCTGTAGTTGTAGATGTAGACAGAGTAACTGTTGTAAGCAAGGAATTGTCTACTCCAACAGATTAAAAAAGTATGCTCGTGGCATACAAAGGAGAATATATGCAGATTACAGTGATTCGAAAATCAGACAATTCAGTCATCACTCGTATCTTTGAGGATGAAGAAGGAATCAAAGAGATCACAGATGATGATTATGAGGTCTTAATTGAAAAAGACTCGAATTAACGAGTCCCTATTTATCTAGATTGTTGTTAGTGCTTTTATCTGGATTACTACGAATGAACTTAGTGCCATCAGAGTTCTTTACACCGTGATACCCATTTACTTCGCCTCTCACAGCTTTGTTGTAAGCTTGGGTATTCGTGTATACAACGCCGTTGATACTCACTCTGTTGTTTAGTCCAGTAGAAGTTTCTGAAACAACTTTAACTCTAGCTCTTGCCATTAGATACACCTCCTTTCAAAGGAAAATTGTATCACAGGTTAAATCAGAAAAAGTACGCTACGAGCATACAAAGGAGAATGAACATGAGCTTAAAAGTAGAACCCAAACAGGTTGATATTACAATCGACAACTATCAAAGAATCGAAAAGTTAAGCCAGGAGCTTCATGAAATGTTCGTAGACGGAGGCTTTAATATGGCTTTGGTAGAACAAAAAGAAGCTGAACTTCACAATGAAATCCAGCTTTTAAAGAAAGTAAAGATTAGTGTAACTCTTACTTAACATTGATGCTAATAAAGTGCACATAAACAAAAAAATTCTCTGGGCAGTACTTGAGGTGTCATTTCAAGCATAGAAAGGAATAGATTCCATTAGTGCTCATTGCTATCGTCAAGAATCATGGTTCTAGCGCTACCTACAAACATTCGCAGAATCTAGATTCTAAAATATGAGGTCCCCTTATCATACTGACATGGCAAAATCTGAATGACATGAAAATATCTCTTGTTCGCAAATCAAAAGAAATAGACGCTGTTTTGTTTTTATCATAAAAGAATGAGGTGAAGAATCGCCTCCAAAACTAATTATTGCTCTAATATCTAAAAATTAATCGGACAAAAGTGTTCGCACACAAAACAGTAACCAAATCATGTTGATCAGTAAGAAGTGGCACCTCAAGTGCTGCACCAGAACGGAGTAGAACATAGTAAAACGCAGTAGAAAGGAGTAGAACATGCAAGAATTATTACCTATCGGAAGTGTTGTAGTTCTTAAAGAAGGAACTAAGAAGTTGATGATTATCGGAAGACTTCAACAAAATGTAAAGACAAAGAAAATGTACGACTATGCAGGATGTCCATGGCCAGAAGGTTATATGGATAAAGAACATTGTTACGTATTCAATCATGAAGATATTGACCTTCTATATTATCTGGGAATGCAGGATATTGAAGAGTTCAATTTCAGATTTAAATTGGATGAAGTAATGGAAAAAATAGAAAGTGAAGGATATAAACATGCCAAGAGCAAACACAACAGCCAATAAAGAAACAGTTAAGAAAGCGGATCAAGTGATGGAGAATCAATTGGAGATTCCTGATTTCAATTTTGGACAGCCAGTCAAGGAACAACCGGAAGTGAATGTTCAGGTTGTATTCGAAAAGGGTGGAATCAGCAAAGATGAAAAGGATGATTTATTCATTATGTATGCATTCGCAATCATCATTACAGTGTTGAACTTTATCTTATTGTACAAACAAGTGTGGTAAAGAAAGGAGGTTCCTATGGAATTTAATGGAACAAAGATGCCAATCGATGTGGCAGCAGCTGCATTGCATGTTACGCAGGATTTCATTCGTATTGGAATGCAGAAGGGTGTGCTTCCAATTGGATCGTGTTTCAAAATGGATGGATCCACTAGAACGGTTTATTACATAAGCCCTAAGTTGTTGTACGACTATTCAGGGTATGCTTATGAGCCGGCAATAAAAAAAGACCACTCATATGAAAGTGGCCAAACAAAAAACTAACAAATTAATTATATACATATAACTCAAATCTTGCAACCTGGGTATTGCCGTAAGTGACGTGGTCTGCTAAAAAAAGGATCATTCTTTTCACAATTCAGTACCTACTTAAACATTGTCATAAATAATGCAAGCACGTCAGAAAAAAATTCCATAATTGTAACTTGTAAAACTTCCTAAGATAAAGCAAAAAAACACGTTTGAATTTGGACATAAATAATTAGCAGATTGCAGTACCTAGGTTGCAGGGTTTGAGTAAAAAAGAGGAGAAAAAGAAAATGAAAACATCATGGATTGATAGAGAAACTTCAGAAATTGTTGATGAAGAAGAAAAAATGCGTGAAATAAATAAAGAATTGGAACGGTTTAAGAAAGAATGCCAGGGAGAAAAAACCAGTGAAGAAAAAGATGATTTTGTGAATAGATTTGAAGAATACATGAATAAATGCGGTCCTATGTTTGAACTGAATGTAATTCCTACACTAGAAGGTCCTATTGTTACTGGTAAAGCAAACGCTAGTTATGCGTTTTTACAGGTCATTGAGGGAATGTCTTCAGATGAAGTTAAAGAGTGTTTTACAGAATGTACAAAGGCTTTTTCCAAAGAGCTTAAAAGACAAATCAACATGAACAAAGTCAATCATCAGGTTCATTAGGAGGAAATATCAATATGGAAAGTAAATGTTATTACGAAAAGTTAGATCTAAGTGAAGAAGAATCTCAAAAGAGAAATTGCGAGATTCATGAAATCATAAATAGGTTCAAAACATTGAAGTCAGACATGGCCAATACTACGAATATCTTAGAAAAAGTTCGTTTAAATACGGAGTTTATAAAATATTTGGAATCTTTAGGTCCGGCATATGAATTATCGGTATCGGCCACACAAAATATTGATGCCCAGGCAAATCCAAGTGTTGTTGCACTAGGACTTGTAAATGGATTGACCGCAGATCAATTAGGCAAGTGCTTTGAAAACGCTGTAAATGCATTCAACACTACTCTAGAAAATGAATTCAGAGCTTATCAGGCTTTCAATAAATTAAAAGGTGAACACAATGTCAATTAGAGCTAGAAAATACAACGTAGAACTTCATGAATATGAAGACATTCTTCTTCCTGATGAATGCGGATTATATGAAGAAGACATGGAAAAGATGGTGCCATGCGCACAGTGTGGCAGATTACACAAATATGGTGAGATGTACACATCGAGAGAAGTACATACTGCACATGGATTTGGATATGCGGTATGCGCAGAATGTTACGATGGCGAAACGGACAGATTTCTAAAAGAACATGAACCATCCAAGGTGGAATAGCGATGCCATTCTTTAATGATATCGACGATTGGAGAGAATGGAACGACAACCGTTATATAGATGATTCTGGTGAACCAGAAGAAGAAAGAGAGGATGAATCAAATGAAGATGAAGAATGTGATCAAGCATAAATTACCAGCTACTCATGAAGAGTGGCTGGATAATCGTCTAAAAGGAATCGGTGGATCTGATGCCGGTTCTGTTCTAGGCATGAACAAATACAAATCGGCTTATGCACTATGGTGTGAAAAGACTGGCCGAATCCATAAGAACATTGACAATGAGCGTATGCGATTTGGTCGAGATGCGGAAGCTTATGTGGCCAAACGTTGGGAAGAAGAAACTGGCAAAAAATGTCGAAAGAGTGGATTTTCATTTCAATCTGTAGATCATCCATTCATGTTGGCCAACGTTGACAGATTGGTTGTTGGAGAGGATGCAGGTCTTGAAATCAAGACAACGTCTGAATACAACAAGGATATGTATCAGAAGGGAAATATTCCGCCTCAGTATTATGCACAGTGTATGCATTATATGGCGGTTACGGGTCTTTCTAAGTGGTATATAGCTATTTATATTCCTGGAGTTGATTTGTATTGCTACGAGGTCATTAGAAGTGATGAAGAAGTTAATGCATTGATTGAGGCAGAAGAAGAATTCTGGAACTGTGTTGAGAACGACATTGAACCGCCAATCGATGGTTCGGATTCCACTGCACAAGCAATCAGTGAACTTCATCCAGTAGAAAATGATGAAGACAACATTGTGGATCTAACTCCATTGCAGACGGAACTGGATGCTTTGCAGATGGTCAAAGATAAAATCAAGGAGCTTCAGGATATTCAAAAGAAGCATGAGAATGAAGTAAAGAACTACTTAGGTGATTCTGGTATCGGAACATCCGACAAGTTCAAAGTTACATGGAAAACATCGGTATCAAATACATTCGATACTAAAGAATTCAGAAAAGATGAGCCTGAACTTTATGATCAATACTTAACACAAAGAAAAATGAGAAGATTTTTAGTCAAAGAACAGTAGGAGGATAAATATACATGACAACAACAAATCAACAAGGAATGATTGCAAAGAAGCAATCAAGCACTGTGGCCAAAAAACAGCCACAAACAATTAAAGATTACATTTCTGTTATGTCAGGAGAAATCGCAAAGGCATTACCTAGTGTAATGACTCCAGAACGATTTACGCGAATCGCATTGTCTGCGGTATCTAATAATCCGAAATTGGCATCATGTACACCACAGTCATTCTTAGCAGCTATGATGAATGCAGCACAATTAGGACTGGAGCCAAACACTCCGTTAGGACAAGCCTATTTGATTCCATATGGCGGAGCTTGTCAGTTCCAGATTGGCTACAAAGGATTGATTGACCTGGCATATCGTTCAGGCGAAGTCAAGATGATTGATGCTCAAGTCGTTTATGAAAATGATGAATTTGAGTATGAGCTTGGTATGGATCCAGTGCTTAAGCATAAACCAGCAAGAACGAATCGAGGGAAGCCAATCTATTATTATGCAACGTTCAAATTGGTGAATGGTGGCCAAGGATTCCAGGTCATGTCGTATGAAGATGTTCTTGATCATGCGAAAAAATATTCAAAATCATTTTCAAGTGGGCCATGGAAAACAAACTTTGATGAAATGGCCAAGAAAACAGTTTTAAAGAAATTGTTAAAATATGCTCCTTTGAAAACTGAATTCGTTAAGCAAATGAATACAGATGAATCAATCAAGACAACGATTGAAGAAGATATGGCAGATGTTCCAAATGAATTCTTCGATGCAGAATATCAGGAACAACCTGGTGAAGATCCAGTGACCGGAGAAATCAAAGAATAATGCGTTATCAGTTTGTAGTACCAGGAGAACCAGGGTCCAAAGGAAGGCCTCGGTTCTCTAATCGTGGTAAGTATGTAAGTGTGCATACACCACCTAAAACAGTTGAATATGAGAATTTAGTACGATTAAGCTTCATGGAACAGTGTGGCACTCCAAGCATGCTGGAAGGGTCCCTGGAAGTGAAGATTTTCGCGTATTTCTCACCACCTAAGAATGTATCAAAAGTGAAACTAAATAAGATGCTCGTAAATGAAATCCAACCACAAAAGAAGCCAGATTCCGACAACATTGCAAAAGTTGTACTGGACTCTTTAAATAAAGTGGCTTTCGAAGATGATAAGCAAGTATCAGACCTGCATGTCTTCAAGAGATATGCGCAGAAACCATGTGTGATGGTTGTTATTAACGAAATCAAAGAATCAGAAGAATAGAAAGGAGATTGCTTATGTCGGAAATCAAGGATAATAGCAAAGTTTATTATTGGATCAAGTTGAAGACTGATTTTTTCGAAAGTGACGCAATCGATTTTCTTTTATCCCAGGAAGACGGATGTAAATACGTAACTCTATACATAAAATTGTGCACCATGACATCAAACACAGATGGTGTTTTAGCCTCAAAAATTGGCAATATATTAGTTCCATACAGTGTCGATAAAATTGCACGTGACACAAAGTTTTTTTCCGCAGACACAGTCAGAGCGGCCCTTGAATTATTCCAGAATTTAAGACTGATTGTATCTGAGAACAATGTGATGAAGATTGCAAACTATGAATCGATGATTGGATCAGAAACCGGATGGGCACAAAAAAAGAGATTGTATCGTGAAAATAAGAAGAAAAATCCGCCTGAAAAGAGTCCTAAAAAAGGCTCAAAAAACACTCGAAAAACGAGCTCAAAAACAGAGAAAAAATCGAAGGACAAAGTAGAGGACATTGTCCCGGACAAAAAAAGGACATTGTCCGATAAGAGAAAGAGTCTAGAGTCTAGAGATAAGAGTCTAGAGTCTAGAGATAAGTCAGTCAGTAGTCAGAAGTTAGATAGTGTGGCTGCGTCAAAAAGTGCAACAAACGAAAATGTGCAGACTGACTGGACTGACTGTTTTGTTAAACCGTCCATTTCAGAAATCGTGGACTACATCCAGGAACACAACTTGAACGTAGATGCCAAAAAGTTTTGGAAACACTACGAATCCACCGGATGGAAGACAGGCAATGACCCTATCAGGGACTGGAAAGGACTTTTGAAGAAATGGAGCAAAGCGGAACGCGAAGAAGACAATCCAGGAATCAAAGCGATCCAGCTAGATGAGAAATTCTATGCTAAACCAGTCCAAATGTCAGAAGAGCAACTGCATAGCGAATTAGTGCAGCTGCGGAAAAAACTCAAAAATGGAGAACTGTGAAAATGAAAACTAAAAAACAAACCGAAAAACAAGAACTCAAATACGCTCTTGGTGATAAAGTCGTTTATCACTGTGCAGGAACAGACCGACCAGGAACCATCATGTACGTTGACGATACGGACAAAGTCGCACCATACCGAATCGGTGGCATGAATATTCGTGAATCGGATATCGTGGAAAAGGTCATGAAAAAACGTGGCAGACCGCCCAAAAAGCAAGTGGAAGCTAAAGTCGAAGTTGTGGCCAAAGAGGAGGTTGTAGTCAATGCTGAACCTAAGCAGAAACCAGAAGAAACTCAGGTGGTTGAATCCATCCAGGAAGAAGAACCGGTGCAACAACCATTGTCAAACCAGGTTCACGAAGAAGTGTGTGAAGAAGAACCGGAAGTTGAGCCAACACTATGA